TGTATAATCTACTAATCTTCTATTTGTATCAGCAATACCTGCTATTACAATACCACTTCTATCTCTAGTATCAGTTAAAGGACCAGATATTTTCCAAAATACTTTAGTTACATCCCACATAGCGTAATTATATTCTCCTCCTTGAGTAAATAAATCATCATATGTATTTGAATCTATTTCTAAAATACGAGTTGGTGTTTCATTACGTTTTCTAGCAAAATATCTTTGAATACTACCTCTTTTATAATCATCTCCTGTAGGTTGAGGAATAAAAGCAATAGGATCTTTTCCATATTTGTATAATTCTTGGTTTGAAGAATTTAATCTTTGATATCTTAAATTTTCATCTGAGTTGATAACTTTGGTATTTTGGGGGATATTTCTATTATCTGTTAATAATTTTCTAGAATTAGGATCATTTGGAGTTTTTCCACTAAAAACACTACCATCAAATAATTCATGATAAGACCCAGTATAGGTATTTCCTGTAGCTGGATCAATAAACTGATTTCCAGCTGTATACAAATTATTGTTGGTCATTTTTTTAGGAATGTATCCCATCTTAATTAAATCTTTTTAAATAATCTATTTCTTTAAATCTTCTACTAGGTGTTTGATTTTCTCCTCTAGCTGCTCTTGCTGTTAAAGCAAATATTAATTCTCGTTTACCAGCATCTATTCCCCCTTCTCTAAATCCTCTAGCATAAGCACCACTTAAATCATCATATACAGTACCATAATTATATGCTAAATCTATAAACACAACTTTAGTTGCTGTAGACATTGTATCATAATTAATACCTTGAGATTGTAATTTTCTTACAGCTTCAGGTTTAAATTCATTTAATAATCTACGATCTAAATCGTTTTGAGCTTCTTCCCTAGTAGTAACAGTAGTTTCAATAACTGTTTTAACATCTCCAGTTAATTTAGTTATAGTATCACTACCATATCCAATTCTCCAAGCATTAACATCCCAATATGCTCTTTCTCTAAATCCTTCTTCTATTTTAATAAATTCTCTAGCAGCTATAATGTCAGTAGTACTTAAAGGAGATCCAGCAAAAATAATTGCTCCTTCAGGTGTTGTACTTGGTCCTCCTAATTGTACATTTTGGAATAAACTAGTTCTTAACTCTGATGGGTTTGCTGCTGGAATGTCTACATTATCATCTAGTGGACTTGTATCCAATAATATAGTTAAACCACGTAAAGTAGTTTGCCATTTATTATTATCAAAAGAATGATTGATAGAGAATACAGCAAATGCTACTCTACCTTTATATTTAGCAGGTAATCTATTATCTGGTACTTTAAAAGCATTATAAGGTAAAATACCTGATATACCATCCATTGTAATATCATATTCTAATGGTATAAGTAATGTTCCTGATTTACCATCTATTACTTTTATTATTAAATTTTGAACATCAGAATATATTTTTGTAAAACTTGGGTATTCAGATTCTTTTAAGTTGGTTTTTAAAAAGTAAATACCATATAAATGTTTATATAATTTATATAAAGGTTTTCTAGTATCTGCTAAAGTAGAGGGATTATTATCAGTTGTTAATTGATCTACATATTTTATTTCTGAAAATCTGTCTAAAACATCCCAGTTTAATTTTTGATAGGATAAAACATCACTAGGTAATTGTTTTATTCCTCCCCCATTTAATGCTTGGGTTGAAATTACAATTTGAGAAGCTAAATTAGGAGTTATACTAGATTTAAACCCATAATTATAAACTGTACTTTTAGTTCCATAAATAGGAATTTCTAAAGTAGTTTCTTCAGTTAATTTTTCATTATAATGATGATCAACAATTCTAACACAATGGCTAGTATCATCATGGAATGCTCTAAAATTATTAATGCTTCCTAAAGATAAATTAATACCATCTAAAATAGCATTTATATAAGCAATTAAAGATACTTCTTGTTTATTATTATTAGATAATCTTTTAAATTCATTTAATGCAAAATCTATATTAACTAAAACATTACATAATTTTCCATCATATCCTATTCCAGATTCATTTGATGTGTTTATATTTTGACCTAGTTTAGCAAAAGTTTCACCTATAGGGCTACGTTCATATGCTAAAGCTAAATTATACTTAGCAGGGACTGTAATATCTCCTTCTTGTTGCCAAGCTTGTTTTGAATTAGCTCTAATATTTAAAGGATAAAAGAAACGAGCATACGTAGTTTCATCTTTTACTTTAAAAGGTACTAAACAAACTTTAGGATCAATACTTGCTTGAATAACACCTGTTTTTCCAATTGTATTTCCAGGGTTATAATCTATAAGTACAGGTGCCTCAGAGTCTCCTTTAGCATTAAGTGGTCTTTCAGCAAATACTCCTAAATGTTGTACTATAGTAAGTAAATGAGTAAGAGTTATATAAGAAACTTTTGTTGTTCCTTGAACTGCTGTATAACCATAATATGAAGATATATCTAATTCTTTTAGATTAGGATCATCTAACCCAGCTTCACGTTGCCAAGCATTTCCATATCTAACAGAATCACTACCTACAATATCATTATTATCGAAAAAAGCAGGTCCTCTATAAGCAGCATCTTTATAGATTAAATTTAATAATTGCCTATAGCTTAATTTTATTCCTTCCCCACTATTTGGATCTTGGACTTCAACAAACAATGAACTAAAATTAGAGTTGTCTATTACCCCTAAAAGATTAGTTACTGTTGTATCAGGTCCATAAAACTTTGTTACTCTTCTAGCTAAATCACTTCTTTCTAAAAACTTTTTAATAGCAATTAAAGCATTTTCTATTTTAGAGGTATATTTTTCAACTTCGTCTGAAGTTGATTGATCATAATCTACTTTAACAGGATTGTTTATCCTTAAAGATTCAACCATTCCACCTGGTCCTAGTATACTAATTGAACAGTTATAAGAACCATCTGTATTTGCTGACCAGTCAAAATTAAAAACTGTACCTACTAAAGCATCATAGTTACCATTTGTTTCTTTTCTTTTTGTAGTTACTGCTTTTAATAAATCTCTTTTTTTAGTAAAATTAAAGAAATTAATTGGTCTAATATTTTTCTGTAAACTACCATTATTATCAATATAAGGATTATGACCCCATTCTAAGAATACAGTCACACCTAAACTCATATATAGTTTTTGAATTGTATCTAGTTGATCTAAATCATAACAAATTATCTCAACTGTTGCTTCTAATGTAGTTTGCCATTTACCTCCTGTATCAACAGATAATCCTACAATACCAGGCATAGGTCTTAAACCTAATTGATCATCTGTACCTTGTTTATAAGTTTCTTTAAAACCTTTTTTAATAGTAGTAGAATCTGTTTCATTATTAACTGCAACTGTACCTCCCTGTAATACATTTGCTTTAGCTAAATCGGGAGTATGCCCTACAGTACCCGTATAAACATTAGCCCCTGAACTTAAGCGTACAAAGCTGTTTCTGTTGGTTAACCATTGAATTGTAGATGAATCCCTTTTAGTAGAATTAACTAATTCTTGTCTTTTATTTATTTGAGTTTGAACGTAATCGGGAAAAGGTGTACCAACAATATTTTTGTACTTAGCCATAACATTTTTTAATTGTTAGTATTGTAATCATCATATTCATCTAATGCAGTAGCAATATTACCAGGTATTCTTAATTGAAATCCAGGAGTAACAAACATAGAATCACCAGGAACATCATTAGCCATGGCTACTACCCACCATAATGTAGAATCACCATAAAAATCGGCAGCAATTAAATCTAGTCTGTCTTCTGCTCTTGCTATAATATAATAATCATTATTTGAGGTAGCAACAGAAGGATACTTAGTTGGTAAATAAATTAATTTACCATCATTAGTAGTATATGTTCCTATATTTTGATATCGTCTTGCCATTAACTATTATTTAATTATAATAATCCATCTAAACTTGGTGGAAATCTATTATTTGCAGGTGGAGGTGTATATCCACTAGAAGCATTTCCATTAAAAGTATTTGCAGCAGTTGCATTAAGATATTTATAGGCATTACTTCCTGCTTCTTCTCCAGCAGTTAATAATATAGCTCCTCCTTTTCTTGGTAATCTATTAAGTATTGGTTTAAAGCTTGCTGCAACATCCATAATTTGTGGTGTTTCTAACATGTCTTTATCACTTCCTCCTTCAGGTTCATTCATTGCTATTTCCCAAGCATATTCATTATCAACTGTTAAATCTAAATTAAGTAATACACCAGGTGTTCTTACAAATAAATCACCTAATGTTAATTTTGTTATATTTCCTCTCATAAATCCAGCATCATTATAATCTGGGTATAGTGTAGATAATAAATAATTTAATTTTTTATAAAGAAATTTCATTTCTTGTTTTGATTGGGCAGCTATTCTAAATCCAAAAGAAACTGTTCTGTCAAATCCTTGATATGTATAGAAATTTTCTCCTCTACCTGTATATCTTTGTAAAGCCCAATCAGCAGAGTGATTATCAGTATAATTAGTTAAAAATGCTCTAAAGAACATTGCTTTACTTGTACTAGGAGCATCATTATTTACTGTTTCAAATACAAATTTAATTAAATCTCTATTTTCATTAAGTTTACTAAATCCTCCAATTCCTTCAGGTGTAGTAAGGTCTTGGATATCATACATGTTAACTTTATCTTGACCATCTACAAAAGGTGTATTTGTATTTGTTCTATCTTTTCTTGCTCCAGGATCTCCTATACCAACTCTTTTAGTTTTATTAACAGTACTAGAACCATAATCTCTACTTAAAACAACTGTTTTTTCTTTTCCTTGATTAACTTTACGTCTAAAATCAGATATAATAGTATTTGATCCGTTTGATCCACTAGTACTTATTAATTGATCATAACCCATAGTATAATTAAAAGCAGTAGTTTCTGGTATTCCTTCTTTAGGGGCTCTTATATAGTTTGGATCAGTTTGTTGTCCTAAAGTAATTATAGTGTTTTCTTCTATACCATTATCTAATGCAGGGTTAAATTTACTAGATAATCCTGTTAATTGTGAATAATCTATCTCAATAAGAGGTCTAGCTTGAACATCTTTACCTGTAATAGTATCATTTTTAAAATTAGGACCAATAAATAAGGGAGCTTGACTAGTATCAATTGGTGCCCCTTTAGAATCTTGTGCCCTTTGAATTATAGTATTTCCAAGACCATATAAAGAACCAGGACCACCTGTATAAAAGAATAATTCACCGTTATCAATAGTATTAATACCTAAATCTTGTGCTGATGTTCCAAATAAGAAATCTTCAGGTGCTTGTTTATCTATTTTTATATTAAGTAAATTAACTAGCCTATTTAATTCTTTAGGTTTATGAGCAACAATATATTCATATTTATTTTCTCTTAATTCTAAATCACGTAAAGTTCTACCAGCATTAGGATGATGAAATCCTGTTCCTCCTTCTGCTATTTGGGTCATTAAATTTCTACCATCACTATATGTTCTAGTATTAATAAACCCACCTGATTTGGCAGATTCAATTTTAGGGTTAGAGAACATTAACCCTTTTTGTTTATCTAAAAATGCTTTACCTTGAGGGTAAGATAATAAAAACCTATCTATACGAGCAAAATCCTCCCTAGCAGCTAATTCCTCATAGGAACCACCACGAATTGGATAGTCTAAGCTTAACGCCTCGGTAGTTAAAGAATTAAGTTGATCTCTGGTAACTGGGGCTGTTCTTTTTATAAATGGTTGCCCAGAGTAACCTCCACCTCTAATATCTTTATCGTACTTTTGATTTTTAGAATTAAGCACAAAACTATCTGGATCATTATATAGATCTCGTATAGTTGGATTAATCGCCATTATCTAGGTAGATTGTCTGTATATTTTGTAATATTAAGTCTTTCTAATACTGAAGGATCTGGTTTACCTGGTATGTTTGGATTACCATTAGTAGAGTAAGTGTCATGTAATTTAGAATCTCTTAAAGCGTCTAAATTATCTTGAGTAATACCTCCTGTACTTAAATCAGATGCATCTGTTTCAAAGTTATTTAAAATTCCGTTTTCTGCCATAATTAATTAATTTGTGTTTATAATAAATATTTTATACTGAATAAGAGTAAGTAGTTACAGCAAAATCTGGCTGTAATAAACTTGATGCTCTTTTACCATTAATGTTTAATTGTGCTCTTGATACTGCTGATGTGATTCTTTGAAGTTGTTCATCAGATATTGTTACAGTACCAGTACCTGTATTTCTTTCTCTTTCTATAACAGTATTATTGGTAATTGTTCTAATTGGGATAGTAGATATACTTGGAGTAGATAATGTTTTTGCAACACCAGGTGCCATTACAATATCATCATTTTCTGTTCCTTGTATTAAACCACCTTCTTGTGTTGATATAATAGGTCCTTTACCTGCAGGGATAATTGCATCACCTACTTGTTTTTTAGCTGTTAGCAAACCAGCAGTAATAGTTCCTATTATAGAAATAACACCTACTGCAAGCGCAGCAATTCCAATTGGACTTAAAGCAGCTCCTATAGCACCAGCAGAGACAGCCATTTGTGCTAAAGAGGTAGCTGTTTTAACTAAACTTACGGTAGCTAAAGATGCTAAAGCAGTATAAATTAAAAATGAATATTTAGCTGCTCCTCTAAGTATTGGTTCTACAACTACAGATAAAGTTTCTCCTATTTTAGCTAAAGAAGTTGCTATAGATTCATTTATAGTTAGTCTTTCAAAATCAGCTTGGGTTAAGCCTGCTGTTAATCTTGCTTGCTCATCAGTAATTCCAAGTTGTAATCTTTGTTGGAATATCATATCAGCCATTTCATCACGGCTCATATTTAAAGCACCAGCAATTGCTTCCTGCTCTATTCTATTACCAGTAGCAAATTTATTTATTATTTCTTGATTTGCAGCTAATTCTTCAGTTAAACCAGTTAAATCATTAGTTAAAGCAAAAAATCTTGCCCTTTCTAAATTTAATTGTTTACCTGTTATTACTTCAGCTTCAAATTCCGATCTTATTGAAGATTCAATGTCTAATAAACCGGCTGCAATATTATCTATTTGAGATAATGTAAGACCAAGTATTCTAGCTTGTTGTGCTGATCTTGCTAATTCAACTGTATTTCCTTGAAAAGTTAAGGCTATAGCAGATGAAGTATCTCCTATGTCTCTAAAAATTTGTCTTTGAGTTACTGCTGATTTATTTGCAATGTTAATTTCTCCAACTTGAGATATAATAGTATCTAAGTTATCATCTAAACTAGTTCCAGTTGTTTGTGAGAATAAAGCAAATCTTCCTGCTTGATCAGCTGTTAGACCTGTAAGTTGTTCTAATTCAGTAGCAGCAAGTAAGTTTACAGAATCAAAAGCGGATGTTGCTGCAAAACCAAATTGTTGGGTTAAAGCAGTAGCAATCCTTACTTGGTCAGAAATTAATACTATACTACCTCCTAAAAGATCAGCAGCATCAACTCCACGACCTATTTCCCTAGTAAGTTCGGTTTGAGCGGAATTTACCTCAAATAAACCTTTTAAAACAAAACCTGAAATAACACCTGCAAAGTTTTTCATATTCAAAACTTGTGCCTTAAGTTTTGTAAGTGCCTTTGATTGGGCATCCGCACTTTCTTTATCAAAATCTACAGCTTTTCCTTTTTGAGTAAGTGTTTTATCTAATTCAGAAACAACCTCATCAAGAATTGAACTAGTTATTTTACCTAACCCTGGTATATTTCCTAATAAGTCTAAAAAGTTACTAGTAGGTTCTAAGGCCTTTACTGCTGCTTTTCTTAGGTTATTAGTTTCTTCTAGTTGTTTTCTATTATATTTAGCATTAAAAGCAGCTCTTTCTGTATCATTTTGTAAAGCTATTTTACTTAAGTTACCTTCTTTATCTTTACCATCTAAAAAATTTTCAAACTCCTTATCAAGTTTTCTTACAGCCTCTTGAGTTAAAATAATACCATCACCAATTTGGTTTAACTCAAATATTTTATCTTCAAATTCTTGGGTATCTTCTTTTCCTTCTTTAGATAATTGATTTAATTCTTGTTGAATATCTAGTTGATCCTGTAATGAATTTTTTTCTCTTCTTATTATTTCATCTCTTTGTTGAGCTATTTCTAATGCCTTATCTACAGATTCTGACCCTCCTTTTCTAATACCTTCTACTTCTCTTAAAGCTGCTTTCTCTAAGGTAATAGATTCTAATAATAACCTCTCATTTTTAAGGTTTTCTCTATTATATTCACGAATATTTGCTAATGAAGATTCTTGGCCTAATAGTTGTCTATTGATAGCTTTAGCATTTTTAAATATATCTCTATCTATATCTCTAGAGTTACTTTTAATACCATAAATTTCTCTTAAATTTGCAAGAGAGGAATATGAAATATCAAGATCTCCTTTACTTAATTCAAGGTTTTGTTTATCTAACTCGAATGCTTCTTTTTTCTTTCTGACTTTTTCGTCAAATATTCTAAGACTTTCTTTATCGTTATTTAGTTCATCTTTTGTAGCCATAGTAAGGTTTTACCGTATATAAATATAAAAAATGCCTACTTTTTAGTAGGCATTGATGTATTATAAACGTTAGATGGGTTTATATTTGGTCTTTGGATTTGTTTTGGATCGTTTTTTAATTGGTTATTTGACTTATTTTGAGCTTCTTCTTGTTTTTTATAATACTCTTCTAACTTTTTATAAGTAAAATTACGAAGCCAAATAGGCATAGTATAAACAGTATGCCAATCATAACCACCATTTCCATGAAATATTATTTCGTGAATTTGTGAAAATAAATTTGATCTATATTCTGCTGTCAGGCCAAAAAAAGGTAAGGTCTACTGGAATCCTGATGCCCTCCTCATCACCATCTTCATAGTACTTTAATTCAACATCAGGTGAGATCCTACGAATTTCCTCACGTAATGCTCTAGCATCTTTAGCTAATAAATAATTATCTACAAATTCTCGGATTGTTTTCTTTTCTCTATCACCATCTATTGAGGTAACCATGTATTTTAATCTTGTAGTTGCTTCAGGGAGTATATCTTTTTTTATTTTCTTTAACCCTTCAAGTTCTCTATCTATAGATTTTTCATCACCATGTGTTAACAATTTAAAAGTAATAATTGTTTTTGAATTAGGTAAATTAAATTCGAATTCATTTACACCTTCTTCTTTTAAATCTTTAGGATTTAAATTTTTATCCTTTAATGTAGTTAAATCAACAGTAAAGTCTTCAGCTTGATTTGAATTTGGATTAAATGCCCTAAAAGAATAATCTTTACCATAACCTAATACACGTGCTGCTACAAGTAATGCGTTTTTATCACCAGTAATTAAATCATTATAATTTATTTTAGATACTAATAATGATTCTAATAGTTTATCTAATACAGTACCTTTAGCAATGTAATTTTGGTTTGTTAAAATGTCTTCTTCCTTAGCAGTCATGTATTTCATTTCTACTTTACCTGAAGATAATGGGTTATCCTTAGGATAAATTAATCCCTTAGATGGTAATTCAACAATTTCGGTTGGGAATTTAAATTTTGATTCTGTAACGTTTTCTTCCATACAATAATAACTTATTTTTTACGGATATAAATATATAAAAAAGAAAAAGGTGATCCGTAAGGAACACCATTTTTCAAAGGTATGGAGGGTTGGGTATTAAAAGTTTAGTATACAATAATCCATTGCTATGGTGATATCTAAGCTAATTGCAGCATCTGTACTCCAATCATACTCACCAAATGTAGCAGTTTTAACATAAGCTCCTTTGATTACCCATTCGCTTACTACATCTCCTACTGGACCTAATATATCTAATGTTAAATCTTTTTTATAGAAATCTGAGTATCCATCTCTACCAGTTACACTTTCGTGTGCTAATCTAGCCCATTCCATTATTGCTTGAGCTCCAGATGGTGTTACAGGATCATATAAACCTAAGGTCATGTCATTCCATCTGACTTTACCTTTAACTTTTCTATATACGTTAATATGATCAAGGATGATTTCACCTGCTTCGAATCCTGGTGCTGTAGCATTTTTAATTAAATATGCTGGGATGCCATCAACGTAAAGTATAAATCTATTTTGAACTTTTGGTTCAAAAGCGGTGAACATTATTTCGTTAGGGTCTAATACTGCCATTTTATTTTATGTTTATTATAAATATTGCCTTTTTAATTTTTTAGAATTCAACTCCCGTAGGTGTTATATTAAAGTCTAATACAATATATTCAGCTGTTCTTGTTGGTTGCACAAATATTTGTCCTACCATTTGATTTCTGTCAATTACGTCAGCTGTATTGTTTGTGTCATCCATTACTACTCTATAAGCATACAATCCTTGTCTTTGTTGAACTGATTCTAAGTATGGGTTTACTTGGTTCAAGAATCTATTTCGTGTAGCAGCAGTATTTTGCTCAAATAATAATGTATTCCCAACATTACCGATTACTCTTTTTAATTCAATTAATAATCTTCTAACATTTACTCTATCTAATGATGTAGCTTTAGTTTGTAATGTTTTCTGACCAAATATTACAGGTCCTTGTCCTGGGAATGTAGCGATTGGGTTTATTTTTCCTAAATATAGTTTATCTCTATCTGTAGGAGATAACTTTCTTTCAGTTTGTGTTACACCACCTACACCACCTCTATTAAATCCTGCTGGAGCAAACCATTCAGCACCTAATCTATCATTTGTAGCATAAACTCCTGGTATTACTGTTGAAGCAGGAACCCAAACTAATTTATTTGTTTCATTTGACAATACTTGAACCCAAGGCCAGTATGTTGCAGCATAACTTGAATCTTGTGTTGTAGCTGAAGTAACTACTTGGTTTAGGGTAGATCCATAGTTTCTTGTATCTACAACAGCTATTGCATCTCCTCTATTAGTAACTGTATCTATTGCAGTTGATATAGCAGTTGCACCATTTTGAATTGTTACTCCTGGGATAGTTAATATTTCAAAATTATATTCATCAGAATTTTGTAATAATGCTAAAGAAGCAGTATATTGAGCAGCTTGTAAACCTTGAATTGAAGAAACATTAATTTCTTCAAACATTCTTAATCTATCATTTCCATTGGCTCCACCACCATATATTGAACCTTCTGCATTTGCAAAAGCTCCTTCTAAAGATCCACTTCCTACTTGAGGTAAAGATGAAGTATATTCTGCTTTAAAATTCCCCTCGTTATCTAAATAATTTAATGTTGGTAAACCTACTGAAGATACTCTTACGTAACGACTGTTATTAACATAAGATCCTGTAGTTTGAATAAATCTATTCCCATCACCATCAGTAGAAAAGTTCTTAGTTTGATTACCAATTACTTGTTCAATATAATTTGCTGAATTTGGATCTAATGATAAATCAGACCAAGACTCTAATATTGTTTTAGTTCTAGAATTATCATTTCCTCTACGGATTAATAGATTAAATGTACCACTTCCTGAATCAATATTTGCAATTTCCCAACGTACATTATCGCTTGAACCACTTACTAATGAACCACTTGTAGATACACTACCTGAGTTATTCATGATTTCACCTTCTGATAAGGTTTCTAAGGTAAATGATGCAGAATCAGCATGCATTAATGCTCTAACATTCGCAGTTGCTGGAGTAAAACTACCTGATGCAATTCTTGTTACAAGCATAGTTTCACCTCCTTGTTGGAAGTAATTATTTGCAGCAATTGATGTTAAATATTCATATTTTATACTTGCACTCGTAAATGAACCACCAAATTTATTTTTGTAGTCACTATATGAAGTAACTAATGTTGGTACGTTGACAGGCCCTTTAACAGTTGGTCCTAAAATAGCAGCACCTGCTGTGATTGGTCCTTCAGTAACTAATGATTGATCGTTCTCACGAGTTAGTACTCCAGGGGATAATAATGTTTCAGCCATTTTTATATTGTTATTTTATCAATAATAAATATATAGGAAATTTTTAAGAATATTATTTAGTAGTAGTAATTTCACCTGTTTTTAAATCAATTTGTGCAGTACCATACTTTTCTTGTAATTTATCTCCTATTTCTTTTTCTTGTAAAAGAAGTTGTTCATATTGTGCATTTACAATTTCTTCTTCTTTTTTTAAATTTAATTTTTTTAATGTTAGTTGACCTAATTGGTAGGTTATAACACTAATATTTTGTTGAAAGCTTTCTAATTCTTTCAGTTCTTCCTCTGTTACCTTTGTTTGTTGTATTGCCATAACGTTTTATTTAATATAAATATTTAAAATATATACGAAAATAAAAAAAGAGAACAAATGTTCTCTTTCTTTAATGTTATGTATTTAATTTTAACATGAAGTACCAGGACCACCTACATAAATTGTAGTACTATTATTTGAAGTTGGTGAAAAACCTGAATTAACATTAAATGCAAAGTCCCAGTCATCTCCTGTTCCATTTGTCCAAGATACTTGCATAGTTCCATTAGATACATTAATATTTAAATCACTATTACTTGTAAATCCTCCATGTGGACAGTTAGAGTTTATAAAAGGTCCAAAAGAAAAGGAGTTTTGAGTATAAATTTGACCAAAAATTGCTGGATTACCCCAAACATATAATGCTCTACTTTGATCAATATTAGGAGCACTAGTAGAGATATACATATAAAAATTCTTACATCCTGTTCCACCTAAGGTTCTTGTTGATGATGCTGTTGAACCACCTGATTCACTTACATATACTGTAAATCCTTGGTTATAGCTATTGTACCTAAAATTAGCATTTCTAGTTCCTTGACCACTTGTAAGTTGTGTTCCTCCAAATGAAGCCCAATAGTAAGATAAACTACCTCCATATCTAGCAGTTGCAGTAACACTAGCTCCAAAAATTTGGGGAAAACCAAAATCAGTATAAGTTCCACCTACTTGTGTAAAACAATATTGACCACTAACTCCATCTACACTATTAATAGTTGGTGGTTGTAATGGTGTAGTTGTAGTAGCATATAATCTGTTAGTAGCATATGTTGTACCTGCTGCATTACCTGCATAAGCAATATAAGAATGTTGGGTTGTATGGTTTAATCCTGTAATACTTGCACTAAAACTTCCAGTACCACTACCTGCTGTTTTAGTTGAACCATTTGATGCTAACCATGATGCTGATTGGTTACCGGCAGTATATTTAAATCCTCTAGAATCAACACCACCTGCTACTGCTGAACAGCTACCTCTAGCTGTAAAAGAATAGTTACCAATACTAGTTGCTGATACAGTTGATACAGTAGGGGCAACTACAGCACTGTATCCATAAAATTCACTCATAGCATCTGGTGAAGTAAATTCTGCAGTAATTGCAGATGAATGTAAACTAATATTGTTCCCTGAATTTGGGGTACTATAAACTTCTGTATATATATCAGCTCTTAATCTGAGCTGGCCACTAGATGGTACTGCCATTGTTATTTATTTTTAAAAATTATTAAGCGTCGATTAAACTTTCATATCCTTCTTGTTGTTTTAGAAGTTGATATGCTCTTTCATAATGATTTTCACAATCTAATTCAAAAGATATTCGAACTTCTTCACTAATCATAGGATTGTTTATATCGTTATTTCTATCATCTTCCGAAGCATACACACCTATAGTTAAGTTACCAGTGTGTATTTTTGTAGGAGGAGTTGTTGATTCATCAAATGTATTTGTTACTCTTAAATTTCTAATTAAAACATACACATTTTCATAAGCTTGGATGCTTGTAGCTATCAAAGGAATTTCCTCTTCTACAGTAGTTCCTCTCTTATCATAATTTGGATCATCCATAGGAAGATCAGATGGGTATACTATTGATATCGTTTCAGTTGTTTCTGAATCTGATTTTATAATTTGGTTCCAAGTTCCGGTTAATGCCATTGTATTTTATTTTTATTTGTTTTCTAATACTTTTACTCTTTCAGATAATTCTTTTACTGCTTGAATTAATACAGCTGTTAATTTATCATATTTAACTGCTTTATATCCATTTTCTCTATCTGATACTAATTCAGGTAATACTTTTTCTACTTCTTGTGCAACTACACCTACATCTTTCATATCACCATAAACGTGTACACCTTCCATAGGAATCCAATTATAAGTATAACCTGTCATTTGTTCTACTTTTTCAACTGCACTTCCAATTGGTTCTAAATTTTCCTTTAATCTTTCATCTGAAGAAGCGAATGCTACAACATCATTAGTAGCTAAAATTGCTCCAGCAACCCCTGAAGGAGCAGTATTAATTCCTAAACTAAGGAATCTACCAGTCCCACTTCCTGATACTTCATTAGCATTTACATTTCCTGTAGTAGTCATACTACCTGTTTGAAGGATTGAGCCTGTAAATTGTTGGTTATCTGTTTCTTCATCTCCAAATACATTAGATCCAGAGTGGATAATAGTTGATGAAGATTCAAATAATTGAAGTACAAAACTACCTGTTGTTGCTTCAACTCTAGTTAATCCTGTTATTGAGGATGCTAAATTTACAGTAGTTCCTGTTACATCAATATTTGTACCAGCAATAGGAGCAACTCCAGTTAAACCAGATCCATCACCTTCAAAGGATCCACTAAAAGCACCAGATGCATAAAAAGCATCAACAGCACTACCTGAAAATGATCCAGTAAATGACCCTGAAAGTGTTGAAGTTGTACCATCTGCCATTTCTAAAGTACCTGCTTCAAGTGTAATTCCGTACGATATCATAATTTTTTTGTTTTTTTATTTAGGGGTTATATTTTTATCGTTAATAAATATTTAATTTATATAGAAGACGATACCCAAGTTTGATTATTTTCATTCCAATAATATAATTCATCTCCTGATCTTGTTGGTTCAGGTATTGGAGGTTCCCACATTTGAGTATCTTTATCTAATGTCCAGCTAGGATATAATTGGGGTGGATAAAACACTTGAGAACTACTATCATAAGTAAACCCTTCATATACATGAGAAAATGAATGGCTTATCCAATTTCCAGATGAAGTTGGGAT